CTGCAAGCTTCTCTCTTCCTTCGAGGGTCATGTCTGATTTCATCCCTTTAAAAACTCTAGAGTTGTTATTAGTGTTCCCTAGTAGTTTCTCCGATATAGCTTTTCTGTGTTTTCTTGTTTTCGGACTCTTCCAAAGTGCTTGAAGTATTCTCCTAGCTTCTCCGTACTCTTCTTCCGTCATTTTTCTTTTTCCATCGTAACTTAACCTATGATACCCCCATAGCATCTTCTTACCGTATATACTATGGTTTTTAAAGTATTCTGCTAAGTATTTATGACACCTGTGATGTTCTTCAGGTGTGAGCATAACAGTTGTAGAGCCCTTGTTAAAACTTTGCGGTACTATGTGATGTGCTTCGTAGTAGGCACCTTCTCCTTTTACTCTCCCCTCCTTTAATGCTTGTCTAATTAACTTAAAATATTCTTTCATAAAAAAACCCTATTCACTTTATTATAAATAGGGCTTAATATCTTCAAAAGTAGAAGTTTAATACACGCTTTAAAAATTGAGTACGGCATAGTCCATTCCTAATGTTAGTGCAATGGTTTGTGCTGCAGAATCGTTATCGTAATCTAGATCTCCAAATGTTGCATTTTTAATAAATGCTCCTTTTATTACCCATTCAGAAATTACATCTCCTACAGGTCCTACTAGATCTAATACTAATTCCTTTTTGTAGAAGTCGGAATATCCGTCTCTACCGGTTACAGATTCATGATGTAGTCGAGTCCATTCCATTACTGCCTGAGCTCCTGATGGAGTTATCGGATCAAATAATGTCATAGTGACGTCGTTCCATCTAAGTTTACCTTTTACTTTTCTGTATGTGTTTATATGGTTGAGTATTATTTCTCCTTGCTCGAATCCTAGGCCTGATAAGCCTTTAATCATGAATGTCGGTATACCGTCCATATACATGATAAACCTATTTTGTACTTTAGGTTCGAATTGTGTGAAGAAAATCTCGTCTTGAGTTAATATTGCCATGTCTTTGTATTATTTAATTATAAATAGTTTAATTTATCTTTTAATTACGTTCTTAGCTTGGAAAAGCTACTCCTGTTGGTGTGATGTTAAAATCCAAGTAGACAAATTCAGCGGTCTTTGTAGGTTGTATGTACACTTGACCGACTAGTTGGTTTCTATCTATTACATCTGATGTGTTATTTGATTCATCCATTACTATCTTAAAAGCATATAAACCTTGGTTTTGTTGAATGCCTTCTAGATAAGGTGTTACTTTGTTTATGAAGCTGTTTCGAGTAGTTGCAGAATTCTGTTCGAAGACTATTCCTCCTGCTATTTGCTCGAAGTAGTTCTTCATCTCTATCAGTAGACGTCTTACGTTTATCCTATCTAAAGCAGATGCATTTGTTTGTAATGTTTTCTGTCCAAATAATACAGAACCAGTTCCGTTTATAAACGTTATAGGGTTTACTTTACTTGTGTATAGTTCGTCTCTGGTAGACTGTGTTAGTTTTCGTTCCCCTACTACTGAGGTTCCTAATACTCCTCTTTTTATGCCTGCTGGTGCAAACCAGGGTGCTGATACTTTATCGGTATATGCAAATACTCCTGGTATTATGGTTGATGGTGGTACGTTTACTCGTAGCCCTGTACTAGGATCTTGTAGTTCTAACCAAGGCCAGTATGTTGCTGCATAAGAAGAATCTAATGCCGCTGCTGCAGTTTTAACTGCACTTACTGTAGCTCCGTAGTTAACCACATCTACTATAGCGATTGCATCTCCTCTATTTTGTGTATTCTGTACTAAGCTAGTTAAGGTTGAAACGTGTGCTGAGTTAGCGTAGGTTAATCCAGGTACTGTTATAACGTTGTATTTGTAGTCATCTTTATTAGCTAGTAAGGCTATTGCTGAGGCGTAACTTGCTGCTGGTACACCTTGAGAGGTGTATATGCTATTCTCTACTATGTCTTTATAGAAGGTTGAATTAGCGTTTGGCATTTCATCTCCTGATGCTCCTGCAAAGCTACCGCTCTGTACTACAGGTACATATGTTACGTATGTTGCTGAAGGAGTTCCTATATTCCCTAGGTAGTTAGGGGTTTTATAAGCTACAGATTTAACTCTAACATATTTAGAGTTGTTTACATAGTCTCCAGTAGTATCTAAATAGGTATCTGTTCCTTCAGTGACTAGTACTTGTGCCTGGTCTCCTATTACTCTACTTATGTAGTACCTTGAGTTCGGGTCTAGTGATAACCTAGTGTAGGTTTCTAAGACTACTTTATTATCATTTGTGTCATCACCTCTTCTAATAAGTAAACTGAATTCACCTGTAGAGGTGTTTACTTCTGGAATCTCCCAGCGTATATTATCTTTAGTTCCTAGTAGTAGGTTGCCATCGTTTTCTGGGCCTATACTGTTAGCTACTGTACCTTTTGTTAAAGTTTCTAATTCAAAGGCTACATCTCCGACTTGTGTTATTATATTATCCCCGGTTAGAGTTATTTCTAACGGAGTATGTGCTTCAAAGTTAGCAGCTGATAAGGTATAGTATACGTAGCGGGTTTGTCTAGTGGTGCGGTCACGTGTTACGTATGACTTATATCGTTCTCCTATGTTAAAGTCGTTAGTATAATCGTTTCTGGAACCTGGTGAGGATACTATCTCGAAGTTGGTTATACCTCCGTTTACATACGTTATATCACACACTCCTTTACCCCATGCTCCGATTTGTCCGCTGTATCCTTGCGGTCCGTGTACAGATCCCCGGGACTGTCCGCTTCTAATATTGTAGCTATTGTCCCAGCTATCGATACTTTGACTTAGGTTATTCTGCCCTGGTATTAATCTACCGTCTGGGTTTAGTCCTAGTTGTGCACCTGGTATGGTTAGGACGTCTGTGGCTATGTACCCCGTACCTGGTTTAATTACATCTATTTGGTATTTGGTAGTTAAAGCAAAAGTAGTCCAATCAAAATACCGTTGAGGTGAATATTGTATTTCAAGTCCTTGTCCACTTCCGCCTGTTGGTGTTACGGTATAGGATTGATTAAACCGTACTCCGATTGGGAATGTTGATATAGATGCAGATAGGTTAGTATCTGCTCCAACGGGTATTGATGTACTTAGAGGGACGGTGTTCAGTATAGGGGTAGAGGTAGCGGCGGTAAAGGATCCTGATACCACTCTTGTAACTAGTAGAGAAGTTCCTTCATGGTTGAAGTAGCTCTCTGCTGAGATAGAAGTAAGGTACGTTGTATCTACAGTAGCACCCTCTCTTTGCCCGAACGTAAAACTATCTCCGAAGATGTTTACATATTCTGAATAGCTTGTTACTAATGTGGGTATTTCTACCGGACCTTTAACAGTAGGGCCTATTATTGCTGCTCCTACTGTTGTTGGTTGGTTTCCTATTTGGGAAAAGTCTACTTCTCTAGCGACTACTCCCGGTGAGTTTAAGTATGTACTCATCTAGATTACTTACTTATGCTGGAAATGCTACTCCTGTTGGTGTAATATTGAAGTCTAAGTAAACGAATTCTGCTGTTTTAGTTGGTTGTATGTATATTTGACCTACTAGTTGGTTTCTATCTATTACAGCTGCTGAGTTATTAGTTTCATCCATTATAACTTTAAAAGCGTAAAGTCCTTGTTTTTGCTGTATGCTTTCTAGGTAAGGATTAACTTGTGCTAAGAAGTTGTTTCTTGTAGCTGCTGAATTTTGTTCGAATACTAGGTTCTGAGCTACTTGAGATATATAAGATTTCATTGTAATTAACAGTCTTCTAACATTTACTCTGTCCAAAGCAGATGCTTTAGTTTGTAATGTCTTTTGTCCGTATACTACTACTCCTGTTCCCGGGAAAGAAGCTATTGGATTTACTTTACTACTATATAGTGTATCTCTAGTTGCTTGTGCTAGTTTTCTTTCTGGTCTAACTACTTGCCCTAAGCCTCCTCTGTTTATACCTGCTGGTGCAAACCAAGGATCAGAGACAGTATCATTGTATGCAAATACTCCGCCCATTACTGCTGATGCTGGTACCCATACTTGTTTTCCTAGGTCTGGATCAATTACCTGTACCCATGGCCAGTATGAAGATGCATATGAAGTATTCCTACTTGCTGCTTGACCTGTTACTGCAGTTACAGTTTGTCCGTACTTAACTAGGTCTAATATATAAAGATTATCGCCTCTTTCTTGAGTGTTACTAATTAGACTTGTAGCTTGTGATGTATAATCAGCGTTATATAGTCCTGGTGTTAGCATTATGTTGTACTTATAGTCGTCAGAGTTAGATAGTAGATTAATCATGTTTGTATAATCTGTACCTACAACGCCTTGTGTATTTGTACCGTCTATTGTATTATAAAATTTAGCTCCACCTGCTACGTCTCCAGTTGCACTTTCAAATCCACCTGCAGCAACTACGGGTATTGAACCTGTGTATGATGTCTTAGCAGCGCCTGAATTGTCTAGGTAGTTTGGTGTAGGCGAATTTACTTCGCTTACTCTTATGTATTTAGAAGCTATAGGATACGATCCTGAGGTCTCTAGGTAGTAGCTAGTACCGTCAGCAGCATAATTAAAGGACTGGTCTCCTATTAGTCTTGCTACGTAGTTTGGAGAAAATGGATCTAGTGATAAGTTAGTCCAGGTTTCTAATACTGATTTCTCGTTTGTTGTATCGTCTCCTTGTCTAATTAAAAGGTTGAATGTTCCTGAACCTGTATTACTTGTTGTTACTTCCCATCTAACGTTGTTTACTGATCCGCTATCCATTGATCCGTCTGAGTTTAGAGAAGATGAACTGTTCATCAATGCTCCTTCTGCTAAGGTTTCAAACGTTACTGCTACAGTAG